TCCTGCCTATATTGACCCAAATGAGCGTAGATTTTGACCTATTTGAAGAAAAAGGCGATAAATGACAACAATTTTGGTAGACGAACAAACCGCCGCTAAGCCTAAGCTCATGGGGAGTTTAGAACCCAGGGTGCACACGCCTTACCTTGAAGGCAAGTCAATTAGCCGCAAAGTCGAGAAGTTAGCCGAGCAGATAGGCATGCCGCTAATGCCGTGGCAGAAGTTCGTTCTAAATGACATGATGAAGGTGAACGACGATGGGAACTTTCGCCGGAAAACCAATTTACTTCTTATAGCCAGACAAAACGGAAAAACGCACCTGGCTACGATGTTGATCTTGTGGAACTTGATAAATGGCAAACGTGTAGTGGCGCTTTCTTCTTCTCGGCTTATGGCGCTAGATACTTACCGTAACGTCGTGCATATTATTGAAAGTAATGATTTCCTACGTAAGCAGCTGAACGGTAAAGCCAGAATGGCTAATGGCCAAGAACATGTAAGCTTTAAAAATGGCGGCCGTTATGAGATTGTGGCGGCTACTCGCGACGGTGCCCGTGGTCGTAACGCAGATTTTCTATTTATCGATGAATTACGAGAAGTCAGCGAAGAAGCTTTTAAGGCGGCCACTCCCCTAACCCGGTCTAAGGCAAATGCCATGTCGCTTTATGTATCAAATGCTGGCGATGGATTTAGCACCGTTTTAAACGGTCTAGTCGAACGGGCAAAAACCTATCCACCGGAAACTTTCGGCTACTACGAGTATTCGGCAAACCCTTTCTGCAAAATAGACGATCGCCGAGAATGGGCCAAGGCAAACCCGGCCCTGGGTTACACGATTACCGAAGAAACTTTAGAAGAAGCCGTGGCTACGTCAACGGTCGAAACTACAAAAACTGAAATGCTCTGCTTGTGGATAGATAGCCTTTTAAGCCCCTGGCCTCACGGTATTTTAGAAGCTACTGGCGATTCTTCAATTAAGTTTGCGGCAGATGGTCGTTTAACCATATTCGCTTTCGATGTTGGGCTATCTAGGCGCTCTGCTTCACTGGTCGTTGGTCAATTATTGGATGATGGCCGTGTAGCTGTTGGAATTCTTAAAACTTGGGAAAGCCAGGGTAACGATGTGGATAACTTGAGGATAGCCGCCGACATTAAAGAAAAGTGCGATGCCTATCGGCCGCAGATGGTCTGCTACGACAAATACGCCACGGCTTCTATCGCCGAGCGCCTTAGTAACGCTGGCGTAATTTGCCAAGACATATCCGGGGCCGCGTTTTATACCGCGTGCGGGGATCTATTAGATGGCCTAGTAAATAATCGTGTGGTGCATGCAAACCAGGAGTTATGGGTCAGCCATATGAATAATTGCGCCGCCAAAACTAACGATTCAGCTTGGCGGTTAATAAAAAGAAAATCTTCGGGACCTATCGATGCCGCTATTGGAACCGCCATGGTCGTGCATCAACTAATCAAGCCGCAGAGTAGGCCAAGCATTATAAGTATTTAAACCGACACGCTAGCGGTCTAATACCACGACTTTTTGCCAAATGTGCTTGACAGGTTGAAAAAATTCGTGCATGGCGATTCTTGATTTCTTTGGTGTGCGGTCTAAAGCTGCACCCACCCCTAAATCAGAAGTCAAAGCACAATACGCGCCAGCCGTAATGGATTCTCCATTCTCTACATTCTTCGGCGCAAATAATTATGGCGGTTATAACAATTACGCAAATGCGCTAGTTCGCCAAGATGCCATGGCTGTTCCAACAATAGCCAGATGCCGTTCTTTAATTTGCAACACTATTGCCGGTATCCCGTTACAAATGTATTCAACAAAAACCGGAGAAGAATTACCCAACTTAGTTTGGGTAGATCAACCTGATAAACGCCAGCCGCGAAGTGTAACTATTGCCTGGCTGGTAGATAGCCTCATGATGTATGGCGTCGGGTATCTTTTAGTTACTGAGGTTTATCAGGATGATAATCGGCCAGCGCGCTTTGAGTGGATACAAAACGATCGCGTAACAGTTAAATATAATAGTTTAAATACCGAAGTCGATTATTACACAATCGATGGCGGTAATCGTTTGCCTATGTCTGGCGTTGGTTCGCTAGTTACATTTCAATCTTTAGACCAAGGGTTATTGATTAAATCTGCTAACACAATCAAAAGCGCTTTAGATGTTGAGAAAGCGGCGGCAGTAGCGGCGCAAACACCGATGGCTACTGGTTACATTTCAAATTCCGGTGCTGATTTGCCAGATGCGCAAGTGCAAGGCATTTTGGCAGCTTGGAAAACGGCTAGACAAAATCGTGCGACCGCATATTTGACTTCAACTTTAAGTTATACCCCGGTTTCTTTTTCACCAAAAGAAATGTTATATAACGAAGCAAAAGCTTATTTCGCTTTAGAACTTTCGCGTGCATGTAACGTAAGTGCAGACATGGTTGATGCAGAAGTGCAAAAAAGTATGACGTATCAAAATGTCCTAGAACGGCGTAAAGAATTTATGGCTTACACCCTAGCGCCCTATATTTGCGCAATAGAGGACCGCCTAAGCATGGATGATTTAAGTGCCCGTGGAACCAAGGTTCGCTTTATGGTCGATGAAACTTATCTACGCGCCGACCCGGCGGCTCGCCTGGCAGTAATTGAAAAGCTTTTAACACTTGGCTTAATTACTTTAGATCAAGCGATGGAAATGGAAGATTTAACACCAATGGGAAATGAGGATACAAATGCAACTAACGTTCAGTAGTCCAATCGAAGCGGCCGATGCTGGCCGTCGTATTATTTCCGGCGTAGTAGTGCCATTTGGAAAAATTGGAAATACGTCAGTAGGGCCAGTTGTATTTGAGCGCGGTTCTATTGCGATCCATGACGGAACAAAAATAAAGCTACTAGCGCAACACCGCCCAGATGATCCGATAGGGCGCGCTCAATCCTTCCAGACCACCGACGATGCGATTTATGGCCAGTTTAAAATAAGTGCGTCGCAACGTGGCACTGACTATTTGACGATGGCCGCAGAGGACCTAATTTCTGGGCTAAGTGTAGGTGTTGATGTAATCGCATCGAAGCCAGGTAAAGATGGAACTCTTTACGTGCAACAGGCTGTTTTAAAAGAGGTCAGCCTTGTCGAAAGTCCGGCTTTCTCAGATGCAATCGTAACTTCAGTAGCCGCAAGTGCTGGCGAAGATATGGTCGATAGCAAAAAAGCCGAAGCAATAAACGAAATTTTTAACGCAGTGGATAAATTAAAAACTATCCAAGATATTGCAAACGCGTTAGAAGAAACCGAAACCCAACCAGAAAATGAAAGCGAGGCCGCGATGACTGAAGAAACTCAAGTCCCCGATGCCGTATTACCAGAAGCCGCGGCCGCAGATGCGGTTGAAGCTTCACGCCCAACAGTTAAAGCATCTACCCCTTACATGTCTCAAACAGTGCGCCATGGAATTACTTCTATGGGCCGTTACACCGAACACAAGATTAAAGCATCACTTGGAAATGATGAGTCGCGCCTATGGGTATCTGCGGCGGATGATTCATTTACAACAAACCCTGCGTTTTCACCTAACCAATATCTACGCAACGTAGTTTCAAATACAAACTTTGGCCGTAGCACTATCGATGCTTGCACGAAGGCAGTTTTGCCAAGCGAAGGCATGAACGTAATTGTGCCTACTTTGGTTACAAGCGGTGGCGGTGGAAACGGCGTTGCACCAGTTGTAACAGTAGAAGCAGAAGCAGGTGCAGTTCAAAATACAGGTATGGTTACTGAATATATGACGGCGACCGTGGCCAAATATTCTGGAATGAACACCATGAGTATTGAGCTCATTGAGCGAAGCGGACCCGCCTTTTATGATCAGCTCACACTGCAACTTCAGCGAGCCTATTTAAAGGCAACAAACCAAGCGGCTATTACTTACCTAACTGCTAACTCAACAAACGCTGCTACAACTGCGGCAACTGCGGCAGGTTTGATTTCCTACGCAAGCACTGAGCCAGTAGCGGCATATGCCGGAACTTCTTACTTCGCGCAAAATTACGTAGGTGGAATTTCACACTGGTCAACACTTCTTGGCGCGACAGATACAACTGGCCGACCAATCTTTAATGCTAACTACCCTATGAACGCTGGCGGTGTTGCATCACCTACCGGAATTAAGGGCAACGTGCTTGGCCTTAACTTCTCAGTAGACGTTGATCTACCTTCAACAACTATTGACGGTTCAGCTTTCATTATTACCCCAGAAGCAGTAACAATTTTTGAAAGCCCAACTGCTTACATGTCAGTTAACGTCGTTTCTAACTTGCAGGTCCAAGTAGCCATTTATGGCTTCATGGCACCACTTGTAACAATGACACGCGGAGTTAGAACCTTCAACCTAACCTGATAAATAGGGCAAACCAATAGATGCCGTTACTCCCCTAGTGCCCTTGGGGAGTATCGGTCTAACTACGAAAGGAGTAAGGCATGCCGGCTACTTATGTAACTTCTGCTGAATTAAAAGCAAATCTTGGAATCGGAACTTTATATGCTGACTCAATCGTAGAAGAAGTTTGCCAAACCGCAGAAGATTTATTAAATCAATACCTTTGGTTTGACTCATATCCGGTGGTAGGCGCTGGCTTGCAAAACAATATAGCTACTTTAGTTATATCGGCGCCTCTATCATTCGTATCAGGCCAGACAATTACGGTTAGCGGATGCGGAACTATTTACAATGGATCTAAAGTAATTACATCTACTTGGCCATTTACAAACGGTTCTTCTACTTTTCCTTCGCTATTTAATTTTCCATATACCCCGGGCATTTTTCCTTTAGGTTATTCAATTATTCAATTTGCTAAAACAAATGCAAACGATAATTACCACCAAATTGTGCCGTATGGCAAGGCTTTAGGAGTAGATGTAAAAAGCACTGCTTACGCCTCTACGCCAGCCGTTCGCCAAGCCGCGTTGATTCTTGCATGCGAAATTTGGCAAGCTAGACAATCAAGCCAAAATAACGGAATGGCTTTAGATGGAAGTATTAGCCCCTGGCGTATGTCGAATTCTCTAATGGCGAAAATCAGGGGCCTTATTTCCCCTTACACATCGCCCCGGTCAATGGTCGGCTAGAAATGGTTGCCGTTACAGCCCTTCGCGCTACCTTGGCCGCAGCTTTAGCAAATGCGTCGGTTTGGTCCGTATTTGCATATCCACCTACAAGCGTAATTGCGAACAGTATCTACATTCAGCCGGATGACGAATATTTTACTTTTAGCAATAACAAATACGACACCGTAGGACCAACTGCAAATTTTAAAATAGTAATGGTAGTTCCGATGTTTGATAACCAAGCTAACTTGGTAGACATAGAAGAATTTATGGTGGCAGTAGTAAATAAATTAGCAGACTCAAATCTTAACTATCGGGTAAGCAATATGGCGGCGCCAGTGGTGCTTGGACTAGAGCAGGGCCAGATGTTAAGCGCAGAGTTATCCGTATCTATCTTAACCGAATGGAGTTAAAAAAATGTCAGACACAGATGCAGAAAATTTGGCTTTCCTAAAGAAGATAGGCCAAGTATCCGAAACCAAAAAAGCCGAACCAACAAAGAAAGAAGAGGAAAACTAAATGGCCATATTCTTAAACGCCGCATCCGTTAAAATCGGAGCCGTAGATATTACAGATCACGTTACAAGCGCCACGCTGACCCAATCGGCAGATGAGCTTGAAGTAACCGCACTTGGTGACTCAGCCAGAAAATATGTAGCCGGGCTACAAACTGGAACGCTAGATTTGGAATTCCTAAACGACTTCGCAGCGGCAAACGTATGCGCAACACTTCAAAGCGCTATCTATACGACAGTAACCGCAAAGCTTGTGCCAGGACCGGGAACAACTATTAGCGCTACCAATCCGCTATATACAGTTTCTATCCTCATTAACAACCTAACACCAATCGCAGGTGCCGCAGGTGAGATGAGTTCTAGCTCGTTGTCCTTTACTTGCAATAGCACAATCGTTCAAACAACTTCTGGAACTTGGTAAAAACTAACTAAAGAAAAGGGTGCAAAATGGCAAGGATAAGAATCTATAAAACAGATGGCAAGGTTATTGACCAAAAGATAACCCCTAGCATCGAATATGCGTTTGAAATGTGGAAGGGCATGGGGTTCGCAAAGGCTTTCACCACAGAGCAGAAGCAGACAGATGTTTTTTGGCTTGCCTGGGAAGCTTGTCGCCGAAATCCAGAATGGGGCACCATCAAAACTTTCGGCGCCGAGTTTATTGACTCACTTGAAAAAGTAGAGATAGTAGACGATGAAGCCCCAAACGAATAGAGCGTAATTCCGTAACTTACCTAATTGCCGCACTGGCAGTGGAAACCGGAATTGCGCCAAATGAACTACTCGCATTAGATCGCAGAATGATAGATGCGATGCTTATGGTTTTAAACGATAGAGCGAAGGCGGTGAAGCGTGCCAGTAAAGGTTAAAGGGTTCATAGAAGTCCGTAAAGGCATGCGCAAACTAGCCCCGGAATTGGATAAAGAACTAACTAAAAATATCCGTTCCGTTCTAAAGCCAGTGGTTAAAACCGCCAGGTCTTACGCCACGCCTAGAATTCCTGGTCTATCTGGCTGGACTTTTAGCGGCCGTGGTAAAGCTATTAGCGCTGGCAATTCAGCGTTTAGAGTAGGCACCTTTCCAAAATATAACGCTAGCGAAGTGCGCTCGGGCATTAAATATTCGCTGCGTAAATCACGGCCTAACTCAAAAGGCTTTACGGCTCTTTACAAAATTGTTAACGAGTCCAGGGCAGGTAGCATTTATGAAACCGCAGGGCGCTTGAACTTTGGCGGCTCGGAACGATCTAAATCAAGTAATCCAAATGCTGGCTATCACTTTAACCTGGCACTTAATACAAATTCTCCACTTAAAGGCGATAACAAACTTCGTGGTCGTTTGATTTACCGGGCTTGGTATGAAGATAACCAGAAGGCTACAAAGGCAGTGTTAGCGGCCATAGATAGCACCACAGAGCGCTTTACAAAGGCCGTTATGGCTGGCGGCTGGCAGAATAATAAGGCGGCGTAATGGCTACAAATACTTCTAAAGTTTTTATTGACATCATTACGCAGTTCACCGGAACTAAAAGCGTAAAGCAAGCCGAAACCTCATTTGACAAATTAGCTAAAAGTATTGGCCGGGTAATAAGCGTTGCGGCTATTGAAGAATTTAGCCGTAGGTCAATAAAAGCATTTTTAGCCGACGATGCGGCGGCCAAGCAATTAGAAAAAACCCTTACAAATCTGGGGATTTATTTTGATTCCGGGGTGCTATCTAAATACATTCAAGAATTACAAGATACGACCGGAGTCTTAGACGATCAACTTCGCCCGGCATTTCAAAGTTTGGCAGTAGCTACTGGAGACTATACAAAGGCGCAAGATTTATTAAACACGGCCCTAGATGTTAGCCAGGCCACCGGGGCTAGTCTAAACACTGTCTCCAAGGCCCTAAGCCGGGCCTACCTTGGTAATTACACTTCAGTATCAAAGTTAGGCGCTGGCATATCTAAAGCCGAAATAGCCGCTGGCGACTTCAACGCTATTCAGGAAAAGTTAAATAAAAACTTTGGTGGTTCAGCCTTAGCCGCGGCAGATACTTATGCCGGGCAATTACGAATACTTAAAGCCGCGTTTACAGATGTTCAAGAAATTATCGGTAAAGGCATTGTAGATGCGTTTGCAGATTTGGTCGGCGAAGATGGCTCGGCTACAGAGTTTGCTAACGCCATGCGCGACTCGGCGCAATACATCGCAGATATTATTGGTGGCTTAGGGATAATTAGCGCCAAGTTAAAAAGCCTACCGGGCGGTGGTTTTATTGCCAAACTACTAGAACTTAACCAGGAATTTTCACCGTTAAACGCTATTGCTAATTTGAATAAAGAAAAGCGATTAAAAACCGCTAGTTTTATGGGCGCATCGCCAGAGCCAGCCCAAATAGGTTATGCCAAGCTAGCCCAAGATAAGAAAGCGCTGGCAGTAGCCAAGAAGTTAGCAGCTGAAGAAAAGAAGAAGGCAGACGCAGCCAAGAAATCAGCAAAAGCCGCGGCAGATAAATTAAAGTCCGAGAAGGCTACCGCGCTATTAAATGCTGCAGCCAAGGTATTAGATATAGACCAGGCACAAATCCTGGCAGCCTTGGGCCGTGATTTATCAGAGGATGAGAAAAACAGGCTAAAGCTTCAACGCGCCCTACTAAATGAGAATGAAGAAGCTGCTGGCAGGTTAGCTCAAACAATTATTGCTTCACAAACCGCAGCGCTTTTAGTGCAAAAAGCCGATCCATTTAGCGGCTGGAATGATTCGCTGCAAACAGTTCTACGCGGTCTAAGAACGATGGCAGACGAATTAGAAAAATTAGGGGCACCTAAAGTTATGCCAGTAACCACGCTTGACTTAGATTATCAAAATGTTCTTTTAGATTTACAGAACGATGAATTTGACCAATTACTAAAAGATACTGAAGCTGCTAGAAAAGAACTAGACAAAGCAAATGCCCTAGCCGATACGCTACGCGGTAAATTAGCCACTTCTGGTTTAGTTAAAGATTCCGGCATTACTACCCCAGATAATATTGCGTTTGGTCTAACTAACCCCAACCAAGGATACCCAAGGGCGTCATTTCCAAATGTGAACGTTAACGTAATGATAGATCCTAAAGATTTAACTTCTGTCGTAACTTATGGGCAACAGGATTCAACCGCATCGGGCATAGTCGTAGGCACTAGCAGAATAAATAAATATACCGGCGGTTTATAAATGAGCTATTTACCGCAGGTTAAAGTAACGGTAAATTTTACCGACGGGCCTATTTTTGGTTATCCATTTACCTTGGACTCTACCGAGCATGGAATTTTAGGCACAAATATCCTGGCAGATAACCAAGCAGATATTATTGATGTATCGGATCAAGTAACCAAGATAAGCACCAAGGGCGGTTTTAACTTAATCCAGGATAACTTTGAACTATCTACTGCCAGTGTGCGGATATTAGATCCCGATGGAACCTGGAACCCCCAGAATGTTTTGAGTCCTCTGTTTGGTAAATTGCTACCTTTACGTAAAGTCCAGATAAGCGCCATCTATGAAGGCGTTGAATATTACATATTTAGCGGCTATACCCAGGCTTATAACTACACCTACCCTAGAGCTGACCAGGTAATCGGTTATGTAGATATTGAGTGCGCCGATGCTTTCCGGTTATTTAACCTTGCCAATATTGCCGGAGTTACCGGGGCGGCAGATAACCAAGATACAGGCACGCGAATAAATAAAATCTTGGATACCGTTGACTGGCCAAACTCCATGCGCCTTGTAACTACTGGCGGCAGTGAAACTATTTGCCAGAATGACCCAGGCACCAATAGAACGGCCCTACAAGCCCTGCAAATGGTCGAATTCACGGAACAGGGCGCTTTCTACATGTCCACCCAGGGTTCTACTATCTTCAGAAGCCGGGCCGAGCTTATGGCCCTTTCAGGGCAAAATCCGACCATATTTAATAACGATGGTAGCGCTATCGATTACAAGGGAATTACCTTTGCCCTGGATGACAAACTAATTATAAATGAAGCTGCTATTCAAAATATAGGCGGCGCCGTTCAATCGATTTTTGACTCGGACTCCATCGCTACCTATTTTCCGCACACCCTTACCCAACAAAATGTGCTGGCTAAAACCGATGCCGATGCGCTAAATATCGCCCGTAATTATGTCGCAGCCCGGGCCTTTACAAGTATCCGCATCGATAGCATCACCCTAGATTTATCAACGCCAGATTATAACGACGGCATCATCGCTGGCCTTAGCCTGGACTATTTTCATACGGTCCAGATAACAAATGAGGCCCAGGCAACTACTAGCGGATATTCGACAATAACCAAGACCCTACAAGTTATGGGTGTAGATCATGAAATTACTGTCGACACTTGGAACGTAATAATTACCACGAGCGAGCCAATCGTTGGTTCGTTTATATTAAATTCAGACCTATACGGAGTTATAGGCGACCCTAACCGCTTATCCGTTCTAGCTTACTAAGGAGAAATAATGGCCGTCGGGTTTCCAACTAAAGTAAATTTCGCCACGGGCGACGTTTTGACCGCCCAAAATATGAACGACCTTTCAGGCACAGTTAACCTGCTTGAATCTGCTCAATATGCCGCTGGCAAGAACAAAGTTATAAACGGAGATTTTTCTATAAATCAAAGAAACTTCACGAGCACAACCACAACTGTGACTTATGGATTTGATAGATTCAATTATGTCTGTGCAGATGGAACTGTTACTTATTCAGCTCAGACTTTTACACCAGGCACAGCACCAGTAGTAGGATATGAAGCTGCCAACTTTGCACGTTTAGTTACAACTGGTCAAACATTGACAACCGCAGAAGCCAGATTAAGACACGCTATTGAGGATGTTAGAACTTTGGCAGGTCAAACTGCAACTATTTCATTCTGGGCAAAAGCCGCTTCAGGCACACCAAAAATTGCTGTTGAACTAATTCAAAGTTTTGGCACTGGTGGTTCGCCAAGTGCAGGAACAAATACTTATGCAGGTCAAGCAACTCTTTCAACATCTTGGGCTAGATATTCGGTAACTGTTGCAATTCCTTCAATTTCAGGAAAGACTATTGGAACAACTGCAAACACTTCATTTTTAGGTGTAAATTTATGGACATCTGCTGGTTCTACTTACAATTCTCGAACAGGCTCACTTGGAATTCAATCTAATACCTTTGACATCTGGGGCGTGCAAGTAGAAGCCGGATCAACCGCTTCACCATTCCAAACTGCAACCGGAACTTTACAAGGTGAACTGGCTGCGTGCCAGAGGTATTACTGGCGGGTAACTCCAGGGACATCACTTTCTAGATTTTTATCTCAACAAGGCGCGACTGGTGCAACTGATACATATGGAACAGTAAATAACCCAGTTTCAATGCGCGTGCATCCAACCAGCGTTGATTTTTCAGCGTTAAGTTTAGTGCGACCAGATACAACTGCTTTTGCAGTAACTACATTAACAATATCGGCATCGCTAGGCACAGTTAATAATTCTGGAATTGCAGCATCTGCCGCTAGTGGTTTGACAAGTAACATTTGGTATGTCTTAGCAACATCATCAGTATCAGGTTACATTGGTTTTAGCGCGGAACTCTAAGGGGATAACAATGGATAAAGTTACATACATTAAAGATATTGATGGCAACGAACACGCCATAATTGACAGAGGCAACGGGGAATTTACTTCAATGCTTAAATCTACTTATGATGCACAACAGGCAGAAGCCACAAAGGTTGTAGATGAAGCCGCAGACCAAGCTTCTGCCTAATACGCCAGAGCGCATGATTGAAGTCGCTTTAGGTGAAGTCGGTTATGTAGAAGGCCCGAAGGATAACGAAAGTAAATACGGCGCCTTTACTGGTCATAACTTTCAGCCGTGGTGCGGTTCTTTTCTTATGTGGTGTGCCAAAAAAGCCGGGGTT